CGCGCCGCTGAGATACAAGGCAAGGTATCACGCGGTTTTATGAACGCGGTTAGCGTCGGTTTTGCGCCAATTAAAACCATTGCGCGTGCCGACTTACCCGAATCACATTTTGCTTTTAGCAAATCAGCCGGCAGCTATTTTGAAGAGGCCGAATTATTAGAGGTCAGTATCGTAACGATACCCGCAAACGCTGACGCCGTAGCCGCTAAAAGCTTCGGCTTTGACCTTAAACAATACATACACGAACGAGTTTTAACAGAACTTAAGGAAGCGCCTGTGACGACCCTAACAAAGCATATTTTAGCCGTGACCGAAGATGACGAATCAGTGACCGTCATTTTTGCGAAGATGAAACCAGACGAAGCCGCAGAAGAAGAAGCGGCGGAAATGGAAGAAGAAGGCTATCAAGATTCCGAAAAGGAAGAAGACGACGAAGAAAACAAAGCCTTTGTCAAAGCACTATTAACACTTGAAGGAGACTATTAAAAAATGTCTGATATAAACAAAGCGAAAGAGATTATTGATGGTCTCGTTCGAACCCAACGAAACGCGGGCGACCGGTTGCAAAATGTTGAAAAGCAATTGGTCGACCTTAAAGAAGCTCAGCGACTAATTGACGAATCAACACAAGCGCCCGCAACGGTTTACGCCGACGAAAGCGAGCTGCGTGATTACATCAAGGCAGACGGCTCGGTACAATGGACAACCGAAGTCAAGCATTACACCAATGCCCGTGGCCAGCGTGTAAGCGTTGAAGAGGCCGGCCTTTTGGATTCTGAAGAGGTAACAAGCGATTGGCACCAAGAGCTTAAAAAAATATCTCAAGACCGGCACCTTTGCCGCATGCTAATGAGTGAGCCATACACACCGAAGCTCGACGCTCGTTTATACAGACACCTAAACAAGGCGCCACGCGCCATTCTTCCCGCCGTACAGCGGGCTTTCAATGACCAAGCTGGTACAGGGGCCGAGTTTATCCCCGACCAATTCGTGACGGACCTGTATCAAGAATTCCAGATTCCAACTAGAATTCGGAGCCTTTTAACACGCGTCCCAGTTGATAGAAATGTCATAAATATCCCCCGCCTTAATAGGGGCGGCCGTCCTTATTTGAAAGGAGAAATTACTGTTGATTCACCTTTGGCGCAATACACAACCAGCACACCGGCCACCGGTGACAAAACAATTAACATAAAAGGTCTAGCTTGCAGTTACATCCTAGACGACGCCGCACTGGAGGACAGCGCCCTTGCGGTTCTTCCACTTTTTAGCGCTCAAATTTCAGCAGACATTTCTGATGCCTTCGAAGATTGTTGCGTCAATGGCGACACCGCCGCCACGCATCAAGATACGGGGCTTGCTAACTGGAATATACGCAATCGTTGGGGCTCTACCGGCCTCGGCGGCACGAGCGACCATCGACGCGCGTTTTTAGGCTTCAGAGCAGCCGCAGCCGACCAAGCCAGCACCGCTGCTGCTGGTAGTGCCACGCTAGCCACCTCGGCCGACATTCTTAACGGAATCGCGACCCTTGGCGAACTTGGCGCCGCTGATTTGGTTATGATTGTCAGCCCTGAATTTATGATTCGTCATCTCATGGGCATGGCTGACCTTGTAACCGTCGACAAGGCAGGACCAAACGCCGCTATCATCAACGGGCAAATCGGGTCTATCTTTGGCGTGCCTGTGGTCATGTCTCGTTTCCTCTCAGAAGACTTGAACGCCTCCGGTATATATGACAACTCAGTAAAAACACAAACCGGCTTTATTCTGATGAATCGAAGCTCATGGTACTTGTACGAGCGGCGCGGCTTAGTTGTCGAGCAGGACAAGGATATTTCGGCGGGTGCCATACGTTTGGTAGCGACTTACAGGGCCGTCATGGGGTCACCTGACCAGTCAACCGTAAACAATTGCTTTTTCGGCTACAATTACAACTAGAGGTTTAAAATGTTAGTACCAATTAAAATAGCTCAAGCTACAACCGGAGCGGTTACAAATTATGTGCCTGTGCCGTTGGGGCTTAATCTTCAAAGCATAACGCTTGTTGGCAATATCACACTTGCGGCACATGGAACAAACCATTTGACAATAAATGTGCTTGCTGCTGACGGTGCAACCGCTTTGGCCACTCGAACCACAAACAGCGGAGCGTCAGGAACAACCTTAACGGCTGGCACTGTTGAGGGTTTGGCTGTGACTAATTTTGATGCGTCGGGCCTCGCGGCTAATGAAGCATACAAAATTACAACGGCCATCGGCGGGACGCTTGCTAATGCTACTGAATTTGTTCTAATGTTCGAATTCGCAGCTGCTCGTTCTGTTTAGGTCGTTTAATGTCCCTTGTATCTTTAGCAACATTCAAAGAATACTTGCCAGAGGTGCAAGGGACAGCTAGCGACACGGAGCTCCAAAATCTATTAGACCGCGTAGAATCGGTTGTGGCTGCTTTTATTGGGTTTCAGAGGCCTACGGCAGCCGCACCGGTTTCAAACGCGGCAGGGCTAGCCTCAGCGTCCTATACGCTATATGTAGACGGGCCGGCGACTGGCTATCCAAACACAATTTTTTTACCAATGCAGCCAGTAACAGCTATTACAAGCTGGCACAGCGATGTCGAAAGAGAATACGGAAGCGACAAAGAAATAGCAGCTGACCAATATGAGCTTGATACAAATCTCGGTTATTTAATTTTAAAATCTACTTCCAGCGTGACAATTGAATCAGGTTTTCGAGCCAATAAAATCGTTTGCACCGCTGGTTTTACTTCTGCGGCTTTTGACCTTACTCATGCTGTATGTGTATACGCTTCCGCCTTGCAGCGTGGCAAGGCCACACAAGGCAAAGACAGCACCACACAACGCGAAGTTAGCGTTAAACTTTCGCCGCGTACTATGCCCCAAGAGGTCAAAGATATTTTATATCCTTTAAGAGTCTCAGGGCGTGTTTTATGAGCTTCTCTTTCGATGATTTTGTTGATTCACTTAATGAAATGGAAGGGCGCTTAACCAAAAATGTACGAAATGCCCTACAAAAAAACGCTTTGCGGGCAATGCGCGCCGCAAAAATAAACGCTACATCATTTCCGCGCGTAGTTACGGGCCGGCTCAGAAACAGCATAACCGGCACAACCATTGTAAAAGACGGGTTATTGACCGCCATACTACGCGCAGGTGGGCATAGCATTGCCGGAAACGACCCAAGATTAAACCCGCCAGCTGATGTCGTTTACGCGGCCGTACAAGAATTTGGCGGCGGGCCTTTCAACATACGCCCTAAACGCTACATGCAACGCGCACGCGACAAGGTTTTGCCGCGTTTTGATGCAGACATCGACAAGGCCACGCGCCTTGCCTTAGAGGGTAAGAATTTTGGCTGATTCACCGATTATAAAAATTGAAGATGCAATCAAAACAACAATCGCCGCCGACTATTCGAGCGGCTATAGTGGTTTAGACCTTCAAAACAGGGTTGTAATTGGTGAGGTAACAGAACCGCCATACATACCATATGCCACCGTAAAATTCGTTGATTTTATTGAGGAGGCCGGCCAAGCTTTAGGCCGTTACCAAGGCGAAGCTGAATTCTCAATAATTTGCTATGTTGGCGGCACAAGCTCGGCCATTGATTCGCGCCGTCAAGCTGCGGTTAATTTGGCTTCTGACATAATCAAGGCAATAACGGCCGACAGGCTTTTAGGTTTTACTGATGGAATTGTCGATGATGTCAATTGCAGTTTTTTAGCGCGTGACGGAGATAAATTTGGTATACCAAATGTAGGAATTGCATACATTCAGCTGCGAGTAAAGCGACAAACAGACAGGGGTGACTAATGGCCACATGGGCAGATTCAGCTTTTACTTACAGAGCTCCAATTTCGATTCCGGTTTACACTGGCGGCGGCGCCACGACTGTTGACGTAAATGTTGAAATTCCGCCGGACTGGGATGTTTTTTGGAATAACACGCTGTCAAATTTTTATGATATAAAGGTTTATTCGGCTGACGGGTCCACGCCTATTGCATACGGTCGCGCCAGCGGTGCAAACCATGCAACCCGCACACTACAATTGCAGCTTGATGCCGTGGCGATTGATGACCAAAGCTCAACCAGCTTGGTTTATATTTATTTTGGAGACGCTGACGCGGGCAGTGACCCCGCAACCAGCCCGACCATTTCAAGCGCTAAAACTGGTTACATATGGTTGGGTCGCCCTGTTAGATTAGTACGGCCTACGCTAACCGATACGGGCCGCTCAGAGCCTGAAATTGTATTCACTAAAGACGAAGGCGAAAAAATAGATATTTGGTTCGACCTTCGCCCGCTGTTTGCTTCATACGTTGAC